ATCTTCATTTTGTCGCCAACAGCCAAAACCAGCCTGAACCAGCCAGGAAAACTCATGACCAGCCAAGACTGGAAACGATTAGCCCGAACTATGTCGGTTCGCTCGCTGGGCTTGTGGGGGACATGGCAAAGAAGGTGTTGCAGGTTGATTTGATGCCATGGCAGTTGCACGTTCTTGAGAAAATGTTGGCGGTGGATGAGCAAGACCGTTTCGTTCATCGTTCGAGTCTTGTGTCTGTGGCACGTCAGAACGGTAAGACCACAATCATTCAAGCTTTGATTTTGTTTTGGCTTGTGGAGATGCCAAAGATACGTGGCGGGAAACAAACAATCGTTTCTGGCGCGCATCGCTTAGATTTGGCGTGCTTATTGTTTGAAGACCTAAGCCCGATTCTTGAAGAGTATTACGGTGCGAAAGTAATCAAGTCGTATGGCCGTTATCAGGCGATCATGCCAGATGGCAGCAAATGGTATGTGAAAGCGTTGAAACCAAACCAAGGCCACGGTATGAGCATTGACTTAGTTGTGGTGGATGAGCTGTTTGACGTGAACCCTGAATCGGTGGAAGGTGGTCTCTTGCCGGCACAGCGCGCACGAAAAAACCCTTTGGCGTGTTTCTTCTCAACCGCCGGCACAGAAGAATCCGAACTATTCCAACGTTGGCGTGAAGCAGGCATCCGCGCAATAGACAAAGGCGAACCATCCACAATGTATATGGCGGAATGGTCACCAGACCCCAGCCTTGACCCGTTGAAAGAAAGTTCTTGGTATTGGGGAAACCCTGCACTTGGTCACACGTTGGACATTGACACCATCCGCCAAGAATCCACAAACCCCGATCGCGCGTCCTTCCTTCGAGCATCCCTCAACCTTTGGGTGAGTGTTGTGCGCGGCTGGATACCACCAAACCGCTGGCCTGAACTGCATTACAAAGGCGACATCCCAACTGGTGGCGTGATCAGCGTTGAAGCATCGTTGGATGAGTCGCGCTACTCGGCCACTCGAGTCGTACAGCTCCCAGACGGACGCATCCTTGTGACCGTGGCATTCATCGCCGAAACAGTCACCGAACTTTGGGAACAAATCAACGAAGCAGCCAAAGACCCCAGCATCCGTTTCGCGTTCTCGCCAACCGTTGACGCAACCTGTCCACCGGCACTTGAACGTCGCAGAATCGTTGTCGGATATGCCGAACTTGGACGATTCACCCCGCTTGCCAAATCACTTATCAACGAAGGCCGACTTGTTCACTCAGGCGAAGTACTACTTGCCGAACACGTCCAGCGTGCCGTTGCCGTCAAAACCGACTCGACAATCGTTCTGTCTTCAAAGCGTTCACCTGGGCCGATCGAACTTGCGAGAACCATGGTTTGGGGTATCGGAATTATTGCGCGACCAAATGCGTCAGGAAAGCCGATGCTTGTTGCGGTAAATAACTAAGATGATCGCGGCGACCGCGCACCTTGCCTTCTGTCGGAGTCGGATAAGTCATGCGCGGTTGCCACTTATATGACAAAGTAGGAACATGGGATTATTTAATCGAGTTAACAAACCAGCCATCGCGACTGAGTACGGCGAAATAGAAGTCCGCGCTGCAGTTGGTGGTTCAAACGCTGGCCAATCTCAAATTGGTAACTATGTCGCTTACTCAGACGGTGGTGGCAGAGAGCGTGGGATGTCCATCCCAACTATTGCGCGCGCTCGAGATTTGATCTGCTCAACGATCGGTTCACTAAAGCTTGAAATGTATCGCGAAATGTGGAACGGCGATGACATGGAAGCCGTCACTCTCGCACCACGCGCTTGGCTTTCACGCATTGACAAAGGTGTCCCAAACTCCACAATCCTCAGCTGGACAACGGATGATTTGATCTGGTGGGGCAGAGCGTTCTGGGCAGTCACGGAGAGGACGGCTGACGGTTATCCTTCAAGCTTCACGCGTCTCCCAGCGTCAATGATCACCACCCCTTCGCAAAACGGCCCAGTCTTCTTCGGCCCAGCAGACCAAATCTTGTTCAACGGTTTAGAACTTAACCCGCGCGACGTCATCCAATTCATCGGCGGTCAACAAGGTTTGCTGTTTACAGGTCGTCGCGCAATAGAAACAGCGATCAGAATTGAAGATGCAAGAATGCGAAACGCATCATCAGCTATTCCTGCCGGTGTTTTAAAGCAAACAGGCGGAGAACCGCTAAGCGGTCAAGAACTCGCTGATCTTGCTGCACAGTTCAACCTTGCGCGAGCAACAAACCAAACTGCTGCACTCAACGAATATTTGAGCTACACCGAAACCACGGCAACACCAGACCGCATGATGCTGATTGAGTCTGCTGACTATTCGGCTCGTGACCTCGGCCGTTCATTGGGTGTCCCCGCTTACCTTCTTTCGGTGAGCATCGGTTCATACAGTTACCAGTCAGCCAAAGAATCACGTCAAGACCTGTGGACGTATGCCTGCCTACCGCAAGCCAAATGCATCGCTGACACCCTTTCGTCAGACAACGTGCTCCCACACGGAACGTTTGTCAAATTCGACATAGACGATTTCTTGTCAGAAAATTACATGGGTGGAGACGTTGAAGAACCCGACGAAATGATGCCAGAAACACAATCCACTATGGGCGCAAGCTGATCGGATAAAGTCACAAATATGTTGAAACTTCATGCAGGCGAATTTACGATTGACGCGGCAGCTGGCGATCAGCCACGCCGCACCATCTCAGGAATCGCTGTCCGCTACAACACCGAAGCCACCGTTTCAGACGGAACTCGCGTCATGTTCGCTCCAGGCTCACTCCCACAAGATGGCCCAGCACCAAAACTGTTCATGTATCACGATGCAACCAAAGTGATCGGAACTGTGACCGAGCGCGTAGAAACCCCAGAAGGCATGATGTTCGCCGCTCGAGTATCAGAAACCGCTCTCGGAAATGAAGCACTTGTGTTGGCCAGCGACGGCGCGCTTTCAGACGTGTCAGTTGGTGTTGAACCAACCAAGTTCAAATACGACAAAAATGGAACAATGGTTATCACCGCTTCTAAGTGGATGGAACTGTCAGTCGTGCCTCATGGTGCGTTTGATGCTCCAATCCTTGATGTCGCAGCGAGTATCCACCAAGAAGAAGAAGAAATCAGTAATAATCAAGAAGTAGTCCAAGAACAGGAGACAACCCCAATGTCAGAAGTAAACGAAGCCCCAGCAGTAGTTGAGGCAGCACCTATCGCAACAACCGTATATGCACAAGCTCGCAAAGAGTTCAAGTTGCCATCAGCTGGCGAATGGATTGCAGCACAAATGCAAGGCGGTGCTGTTGCAGCACAAATGAACGCAAACATCAAAGCAGCAGCGCCAGACGTTGTTACTTCTGATCTTGATGGCATCATGCCAACGCCAATTGTCTCACCGATTTACTCGGGGATTCGAGGCTTGCGCCCTGTAGTTGATGCAATCGGCGCACGCGCTATGCCAGCAAGTGGCAAAGTGTTCATCCGTCCAGTAATCACCACGCACACAAGCATCGGTGGCCCAGAGACCGAGAACACCACGATCACCGCAGGCACATTCGTTGTCAACGATGTTCAGATCACCAAAGGCATCTACGGCGGTTATGTAGAACTCAGCGAAGCTTCAGTTGATTGGAGTTCGCCCGAGGTTCTCGGCGCTTTGTTGGAAGACATGAGCCGCGAATACGCACTTGCCACCGACAACGTCGCAGCAGACGCTCTGCTTGCCGGCACGTCACAGGCAACTGGCAACGTAGACCCAACCGACCCAGCAGACTGGGTAGCCAAGGTTTACGCAGCATCGGCAACAATTCTCGCGCAAGGCAACTATATGCCAGACCATCTTTTTGTCAGTTCCGACGTGTGGCAACAGCTGGGAACGCTCAGCGATTCGCAGGACAGGCCGTTATTTCCGCAGGCTGGCCCAATGAACGCATTTGGTTCAATGACACCAGGAACACGCGACAACATCGTGTTCGGTCTTCGTCTTGTAGTTGACACCAACTTCGCAGCCAAAACCTGCATCGTCGGAGCAGCAGCAACTGGAGCATTCGAGAACTGGGAACAGACCAAGGGAGCAATCAGCTTGGTTCAGCCTTCAACGCTGTCAACAACTCTTGCGTTCCGTGGTTACTTTGCTTCGAAGATGCTTGACGCTTCGAAGTTCATGAAAATCCCACAGGCTTAGTCCCCGAAAGAGAGGCCACCATGGCCACTTACTCGGTCACTAACAAATATCTGGTCAGCAATTACGCCGTCCTCGAGCTTCTAACCCCTACAGAACTCGAGCTTGGCGGCGCAATTGTTGTCGCAGATGTAGACACCACGTTCAACGGCTCGTTCACGGTTCGCGCGCTTCCCCAATACCTGTTTCTTGGTGTTGATGAAGAAGGCGATCTCATTCTTGACCCGCTTGTCCCGATCGCCAACCAGGTGCTCTATGCCAAGACCGCTGACAATGTTGAACGTCAAGCGGCATCTGGCACAGTCTCGTATGCACCAGTTTGCACATGGGTGACGGCATCGGACGTTATGGCCTATTTGGGCATCACTATTGCCAACCCATCAGATGATTACACCTTGCTTACGCAATCGGTGTCGGCTGGCAACCAATTCTGCTATCGCCGAAGGCAAGAGGCGTTGTATATTGACTCTTTAAGCGTCTCGCCGGGCGGAGATGTAACTTTAGGCGTTTTGATGTATTGCGCGGCTCTGTGGCGCTCCCGTGGCTCAATAGAGACCACCTACGCCACGTTTGACCAGATGGGTTCAGCTTCACAGCAAAGCCTGACCCCGATTGTGAAACAGTTGCTCGGAATACCACGCCCAGCGGTTGCCTAATGGCTTACACCGACCTACTCAACAAAGGCATTGAAAGCCTGACCACAACCCTCACAGCGGTCAGCGGTCTTCGAGTGGTCAACGACGCAACCAAAATCGTTCCCAATTGCGTGTTCATTGATGCCCCAAGTTTCACCACGGTTGCCGGCAACGGAAACGTTATTCGCATGGATTTCCCTGTTCGCATCATTGGTTCAGGCCCAGCAGGGTTGCCTGTTCTTCAAAACATTCTGAGCATCGCAGCTGCTGTTCTTGCTTCGCCGATCATTGTTATGGCTGGCCGTCCGTCAAGCCTTGAGATTGGTGGCGCGTTGTACCCGTCCTACGATCTTGATTGCGCTATCCAAACTCAAACCGCATAATCCACAACTACCGAACATAAATCATCTACTATCAGAACAGAACTAAGGAGCACATCAAATGGCATCAGCAACATATCTTTCAAACCCAGTCGTATCGGTCGGCGGAAACGACCTGACCGATATGTGCAGCGCCGCAACCTTGAACCATTTAGTTGAAGCGCTTGAAGACACGGCGTTTGGCACAACTTCACGCACCTATACGGGTGGACTCGCAAACAACGAAGTGACACTCACATTCTACGCAAGCTACGCAGCGTCAGAAACCTATGCAGCTTTGGCATCACTTGTTGGCACTAAAACAACTGTCGTGATCTCACCATCGAGCGCAGCAACATCGGCAACCAACCCAGAGTTCACCGTCACCGATTGTTACCTTGAAGCGCTGCCAGTAATCAACGCTTCGTTGGGTACGCTCTCAACTTACGACATCGTGCTCACCGGCGGAACGTACAGCGTCGCTACTTCGTAACAACACGGCTCCAAGCCGACATAGGAGACAACATGAAAATCCGACTCAAAATAGACCTACACGATGGCGCTGGGCCACGTTATGTCACCACCAACCTGTTCACGATCACGGAATGGGAAAAACAAGAACGCCGCAAATTGTCAGACGGCCTTGGCTTCGGCGCAACCGACATGGCGTTCTGGGCTCACTTCTTGTTGAAGCGCGAACTACCAAATATGCCGAAAACATATTCGGAATGGCTCGAGCAAAACCCAGACGTTGATATTGAAGTTGACGGAGACGAGACCGACCCAAACCCTACGGACGCGGCTACTACCGAAGGCAAATAGCCGAAATAGTAGTCGCGACAGGATGGTCACCCGCCTGGTATGCGGAAAGTTTTGACTCACAAGACCTAATTACGATTGTTCATTTGCTAAACAAAAAAAGCAGAGGCTGATCATCTATGATCGGTTTATGATCGGTTACAAGTCTGTCGAGGTTTCTGGTGTCAAGGAAGCAGTCAAAGAACTGCGCAAAATTGACCCAGAACTTCGCAAGCAGTTCAACAAAGATGCAAAGAAAGTTGCTGAACCTGTAATCAACGACGCTAAATCTCAGTACCCATCAATGTATTTGTCCGGTATGTCTCGAATCTGGACTCAAAACGGGGTTGCCAAATTCCCGTATTCTCAAAGCAAAGCCAAATCTGGTGTGCGCGTCAAAACCGATACACGCGGAAAAGCAATCTCTATTATCAGCATCACCCAGAACAACCCTGCGGCAGCGATCGTGGACATGGCAGGCAAAAAAGGTGGCGGCTCGGCGCGCGGTCAACGCTTCATTGCGAACCTGACAGCCAAAGCAGGCAACCCGTCCCGTGTGATGTGGCCAGCGTTTGAACGCAATGAAACCGAAGTGACATTCCAAATGACTGAACTCGTTGGCGAAGTCATGAAAACAGTTGAGAAAGCAATCTAATGGCAATCAAAATTCCTATCATTTCCGAGTACGACAAACGTGGTCAGAATGACGCTGAAACAGGTTTAACCAAACTTGGTAAGTCGGCCAAAAAACTTGCAAAAATCGGTGCTGCAGCATTCGCAGCTGTTGGCGCTGGCGCTGTTGTCATGGGCAAAAAACTTCTTGACGCTGGAGAGAACGCATCTACCGCTAACGCACGCATCGAGCAGATCACCAAGTCAATGGGTCAGTTTGAAGGCCAAACCGATCAGGTGACAGATCGCTTGGTAAAGCTCGCCGAAAAAACCGCAAAATTAGTCGGCGTTGACCAAAACCTCATCAAAGAAGGCCAAGCGCTACTTTCCACTTTTGCAAGCGTCGGCAAAGACGCTGACAAAGTGGGCGGCATATTTGATCGCGCCACAAAAGCATCTATTGACTTGGCAGCTGCAGGCTTTGGCTCTGTCACCAGCAACGCTGTACAACTTGGTAAGGCGCTTGAAGACCCGATCAAAGGATTAGCAGCACTCGGCAAATCTGGTGTCACTTTTACAGCCGATCAAAAAGCGTTGATCAAGAGTTTTGTTGAGACTGGCGATAAAGCAAAAGCACAAGAGATCATCTTGAAAGCAGTCGAAATGCAGGTCGGCGGGACAGCGGAAGCGACCGCGAACGCATCAGACCGCATGAAAGTTGCTTGGTCACAATTACAGGAACAACTCGGCCAGCGTTTGTTGCCTGTGTTTGAAAAGTTCAGTTTGTTCTTTATTGACACACTTTTGCCAAACATGGAAAAGATATACAACAAAGCCGCACCGTACGTTCTTTCAGCGTTCCAAACATTATCTGACTGGGTTAGAAACACAGGCATACCGGCTTTTCAGGCTTTCTCGGAATATGTAAAAGTAAATGTCATTCCGCAATTCACTTCACTAATAAAAAGGGCAAACGAACTTGTTTTAGTTGCTCGAGATGTACTTGCACCGATATTCAATGAAGCCTTACCATCAGCATTGAAATCGTTTGGCAATTCAATACCAGGTTTGTTGAAACTTCTTGACCAGGTGTTTGGTGCTCTTGTTGGAATTGAAAAAGCAGCCGAAGCAGCAATTTCGGCTCTTGATCGTCTTACTGCAAATAAAGCATCGCAGGTTATTGGCGGTTTATTAGGAAAAACTGTGGTAGGCCCGATAGGTCAGATTGGATCTCTATTGGACAAAGTTTTACCAAAAGAATCAACACCAGCACCTATTCAAACGCCAACGCCTGGACGTTTCGGTATCCCACGTTTTGCGGATGGCGGAATTGTGCCAGCGACACCAGGCGGAATGCTCGGTCTTATCGGCGAAGCAGGACAATCAGAAGCAGTTATCCCGCTTGACCGTCTTGGCAATTTTGGTGGCAACGTAACAATCAACGTCACAGGCGGCCTTGCCACATCAGCAGAAATTGGTCAAGCAATCACCAACGCGCTTCGAGCATATTCACGCAGCTCAGGCCCACTACAACTCAATATCGCATAATGGCTGG